ATTGATAAAATCCACTCACAAAATCAACCACCCCGTTATATAAGTCTTCGGTTGCGCTATCTAAAATATAAAATACTTGATATTGTGCGCTTGTAGTGTAATTAGCAGTAAAGTATTTCTTTACAAGTGTAGTTGCATTTTGAACCTCGAATAAATATTGAGGCACGGTAACAGTTGTCTTTTCTGCAAGAGTTAAATATACCTCGTTAAGTTCGCCTTTGTTAATGCTAATCATACTAATAAAACAAAAAACATTGATTATTTTACAAAACAAAAAGCCACCCCGTTAAGAGTGGCCTTTAAACAATTAGAAAATATGGATTAAGCTGTGAGTGTGGCGTATGTTGCTGAAGTGATTTCTACCATTGATAATTCTTCTTTACCTGTGAACACCAACGTATAACCATTCATATCTCCAATGGCTTGACCTGTTACGGCTGTTCCCGATTTAGTTAAACCGTTGTTCCAACCCAATAACCAGTACTTACCATTTCTATCAGCTACAACCACATCTAAACGGGCTTGTGCTAATATTCTTAATTCATTACGGGTAGTAGTGTTTAGTTTATGAAGCATTACATTTAGTACTTGCTCATAAAACACCGTTCCATTTACATCGTTTTCGTTTTCTGTTTCAGTAAACGAGGCAGTCTCAGGACGAAATTCGTATTTGTACCAACCACTTGTAGCAATAGCACTCACAACATTTGCTGAGGTAAGTGTAATATCGTTAGTGCTTGGGTGCTTACGTAATTTCAACTCCTTTATACCACCAACCGAATTACGGCAGTCAACTGTGATATTTGTTGTTAAATTACACATATTATTTTAAAATATGGGGCGGTATTTCACGCCCCTTGTTAATTATTAAGCTACTGTGATTACTTGACGAACAATTTGTTCAGGGTAGTAAACTTGAACACCCATCATACCCTCTAATGCGAAACGCACTTCGCGGTTATCTTGTGAATACCACATATCCATCAAGGTTGATTCAAATGGGTTGTCTACACCGATTACAAAGTTTGAAGCCTGACCAGCCCAGATTCTGTTTGAGTTAGTCAATCCGTTTAACGCTACAACTTTAACGTTAGTGCCTGGGTGTACGATTTCAAAACTTGGAGTTCCACCTTCAACCGCTGCATTTCCATTGTAGTGGAATAAGTTTAATTGACGTAATCTTGTCAAGTATTCGCGGAAACGAGGCATTGAGATGTAAACTTGGGTATCTTCTTTATCGATTACCTCAGCTGGGATAGCGTTAATAACACCATCGATAATATCAAATGAAGTTGAAATTGACCATGCAGAAGTAGCAGGATTGAAAGAGTTAGCCGAAGTAGCTACGTCTAAAATCTTGTTAAATCCGTCAAACTTATTCAAGTTCGCATCACATAAGCGCGTGTAAAGTAAGCCTCAAGGTCTTTAATACAAAACGGCATATTGATTTTGTACGAACCAGGGGTTAAAGTACGTTGTGTTAACGCTACGCTGTTAGCGGTAGTAGTAGTCCAACCACATCCACCTGCTTGTAGTGAAAGATTAACAGCGGCACGGTTTAAGGTTGTTGCAACTTTATATCCTTGCTCAACTGTGAAAGTACGCATTGATTTCGAAGTGAAAAATGCGCGCAACTTTAAAGCGGTAGCATTTTGTTCTGTGTAGGCTGTAAGCCCTGCTAAATTAAAACTTGACATTGTTATAAATTTTTATTTGTTGATTCGTGATAAATAATTGTTTACTAATTCTGAAACCTCATCTTTTGCGGTAACTTCTTTTGCTACCTTAGTGAAGTTTTGTTTGCTTGCAGCTTCTTTTGATCCTGACTCGCTATCAGCAATTTTGTTTAATAAGTCAAACACCTGCTTTGCAAATTCAGCGTTTTTAGTTTTTTCATTTTCAAAGGCTTGCTTTGCTTCTGACAACTCTGATTTGTAAGCGTTAATTTGCTCGTTAAATTTGTCGGTAGCTTCAGCAATTTTTGCATTGATACCGTTAGCGATTTCAGCAAATTGGGCAGCCATTTCTTCTTCTACTTTCTTATCGTCCTTTTTCATTTCGTCCTCGATTTCGATTTCTGTAATAGCACCTGTTTCATCAACTGTGATAACTTCGCCTGAAGCTAATTGATGCTCACCCGCTGGGGCTGTAACTTTATTGCCCTCGGCATCAATAACCGAAACAACCGCGCCAGCTTCTAATGCTGGTTCAATTACTACTTGTGTAACTCCATCTGCTAAGGTTGCTTCTACAAACTTTGCAGGTTCAGCCTCATTAAAAAGTATTTTCTTAATGTCGGCCAATCTTTCTTTAACTAAACTTTGAATGTCCATTGTGTATAAAATAATTAATGTTAATTGTTACCATTTATCAATGCCTTGGTGATTTCTTCAATCAATTTAGCATCTTCCTGTTTTTCGTATTCGTATTTAAATAAACCCTCTACGCTGAAGCCTTTAAACTCACCTGTCTTTATAAAGTTTTCCCAAAGGTTTTTATCTGTTATTTTGTAAGTTCCCCACCATGTTCCGTCTGGCAATTCGTCATATCCTTTTGGAGTTTCTACGCCTCTGGACTTGTCAATAAAAAACGTTTCAATCATTGTCGCTCCGTTCACTACTTCGTCCGAATCGTGCATGATATTAACCGAATTATGCAACCCGTTTTTAAAATACTTAAGCGCACATTGCTCAATGGTATCACGGTCAAATATTACATAGTGTTCGCCTTTTTCATTATCCCTGCGATATATAGGTAAATCGGGAATCATTAATGGCCCGCTTACTATTTGCCTGTCTCCTACCTGTTGGAATTTTATAGGCTTACTATTATTGAACGCCTGCCAATTAACTTGAATGGCTGGGTTATCAACTAAGGCAACGGCCTCTAATCCCAATTCTTCTTCATCAACTACTAACTTATAAATAGGTAAGTTCATATAACCTAAAACAATTTGAGTTCACATTTACCTTTTAACCAATAGTCCTATTGCGTTCAATTACATCCACTCTATTCATTGTTCCTCTTATGTCGCTTTCAACTACAAATACCCTTGTGGCCTGTGGTTGGTTGCTTAATTGAATATCACCCGCACCTTGAACAGTTGCGCCTTGTGCTGGGGTAAAACTTGGTGGAGCAGGGGTATTAAATGAACGGCCTCCGCCTGAACCACTACCACCCATTGATGGATTTCTTGACTTTACTATTTGAACAGCACGTGCAGTATTTACGGCAATGATACCTGCAATGGTAGCAAACTTTGCAATACCCGCCAATCCCCCTGTGGCTACGTTATCCGCAGAAGGGCTTGACGTAGTATTTAATGCTTTAGTAATAGCTTGTGCTGAATCGTATGCTATTTGAGCCAATGCGATTGTCTTTGAAACATTATCATTTTGAAGCAATGCCGCATTAATAGCCCCTGCAATATTTACACTTTGTTGTGAAATTTCGTTTTTTGCCTCAGCTATTTTTCTTTCAGTCTCTATTTCCCTTTGCGCTTCGCGGTCTTTTTTAGCCCGTATCAAATCCATTGCCGCCTGTGCCTTTTCAGGGGTTGGCAATCCAATCATTTTAAATACATTGTCTTTTTCTCCGCCTATTGTTTCGCGTACTTCAAGTTCACGCCTGAAATCCTCATCGGCTTTCTCACGTCTTTTTTGTTGATATTTTGCTTCGGCCTCAAGTTTCCATTGGTTTAATTCCTCAATGTGCTTGCGTTCTTTTTCCTGACGTTTCTCAAACTCTTGCTGCTCAAACTCTTTTGTGGCTTTTGCTCTATCCGCATCCGATTGTGCTATTTCTCTATTTGCTTTTTCACGGGCCATGGCTATTAATGCGTTAGCCTCTTGCTGAGTTCGTACACCCTCTTTTACACTTTCGTTTAATTCCTGTTGTGTTTTTCTAAATTCTAAATTAGCCTTAATCTTACGCTGGGTAAACTCATCGTATTTATCCGCACTAAGTTCAAATATTTTGTTCTGCCTGACTTGGCCCTAATCCAATAAACTCTCGAACAACTTTTACAACTTTTTCCCAATTAGCTACTAATAAACCCACAGCAACAGCAGCCGCCCCGATACCTGTTGCAATCAAAGCACCTCTTAATGTTCCTAACGCTGGGATAACTTGACTTACAATCATGGTGCGGATTTGCATAAATGCTCGTGGAGCATCTTCTAATGCGGCCAATCCTTGTGTTAATGCCATTGCTCCATTAAGCTGTACCAATAACTTTTGTAAATCCTCACTTTCGCTACCAAACAACGCCATTGCACCTTGGGCCGCTGTGAATCCACCTGCTATACCTTGAACCGCTTTACCAAATGCCTGAAATTGCCCAGCACCTGTAAATGACTGTATCGCATCATTGGTATCGTCTATTTGATCGCGTAACTGTGCAACTCTTTTCTGTGCTGCCACAGCTTCCGCACTTCCGAAATCTTGTGAACTTAATTTTTGTGCCTCTTGTACGGCCTCACGAAGTTGCGCTTTAAGTGATTTTATATTGGTATTAGTTTTTGGATCTACTTCTACCTCTAATCCTATTTTTGTTTCCATTATGATTCGTATTGTATTAATTCTACTTCAACTGGTTCTTGTATTATGGTGTTATATGAATTTATCTTACCTATTAAAAACAAAACACCGTCAATAATAACCTTGTCATATAACTTCAAGTTGTTTATTTCAAACGGTTCTAATTTTACATAGCACCTTAATAATTTTGCGTTAAGTCCTAACTGATTATTAATGTCATTCTTATAATAGGTTTGATATAACGTGCTGTTTGCGTTAAGAGTTACCGTTGAGGCTTGGTAATAAATTTGACTTGGTAAACCAAACAATGTACTTTCGGTTACGTTAATCGGATTATTAAACTCACCAACATAAGCATACCCTGAAGAATTAATAAGATTAGAGGCAGAAAAATACCATTGCCAAAATGCCGTTCCATCTTCTATCCACCCGCCCCAAATTCCGTATCTATGTTTACAGTCAACTGGTTGGCGATTGCCGTTGTTTAAATCGTATAGGTGTTGGGTCTTTGGCCTGTTTATAGCCGTGCTTACTGTAATTGGTGCGCTGCTACTTAACTCTACTTCTTTAGGCTCTTTTATAAACTCGTTTTCGTTTATTATGTCCTGCTCACCATACACCTCGGTAAATTGCTGTTTGTAAAGTTTAGAGTAATAATCATTGTCATCCTGAAATTTAAACTGCAATTCTTTCCAACTTAACTGCCCCACAGGTACTATTGTGTAATCCTGTGAACGGTCTACTTTATCAGTCCAATCATAAGTAACCCCTAAGCTATAAAAACTATCCCTTGGCTCGACTATGTACTTAGTGCCATCAAAAAACATATACAAATTGAACAGCCTAAGCATATCAACGATAAAGTCTTTTTGCTTGTGCTTATTGCTTATTGCATTTGCTATTGTGTACGTATCACCCAGCGACAATGTGTTTTTATTTGGTGTTATGCTTAAAGTTGAACCGCTTAACACTTGTGCGCTTGCGGTAAGTGATGCTGGCAATGTTGCGCTTACTGACAACCTAAAATCAAATGTTGAGTTTATTGCAGATACAAAGAAGTCCTTATAATCAAAAAGTATATCACCCGTTGCGGCTGTATATGCAAAGTCTATTGTTTGGCCTGAAGTGTAATTGCCGTTTAAAGTAAATGTTTGGCTAATCGTTAAAGGTGTACCAAATCCAACCCCATCAGAAAATGGCCTAACCGTTAATGTTACATTGTAAGGTTGGTTTACAAAATTTGCTGAAGTTGTTAACGTCAATCTACTTTGCAAACTTACTTTCGCATTAATGTCATAACTTCTAAACGAATTACAAGTAAAGATACCTGTGGTGTTATTGTAT